GTTGTTTTCTTTTCAGCAGCTTTAGCTTCTTCAGAAATAAAATTTTTAAATTTATCAGTCCAAGGATCTTTTTTAGTTTCAAATGAATTTATTGCTTGCAACCCTACAAAGTTTTCATTAATTACTTCTTTTGATTTTAATATAGAAGTTGCTTCCTCAAAAGAAGAACCATTTCTAATTAAATTAGGATATTTACTTTTAGCTTCTTTTAAGAAGGTAGACTTTTGCCCTTTTCCTTCTTTAATTAACTTGTATTGTTCTTGTAGAGTTTTCATTTATTCTTCAGGTTTTAAAATTTTAAGTATATCATTTAAATAATCATGAATTAAATCTGTACCATATACTACAGAGTAAGAATCAGGATTTTCTTTATAATATTGTTCTGTTTCTTGTTTAGCATCATTAAGTAAAGGTTGTATTTGTCCTAATAAATCTCCAATTTTATCAAATCCTAACATTCTTTCACTTTGAAATTGTTTAGGACCTAAACCTTCTTCTTCTTTTATTTTTAATTTATATCTATACATATTATTATTTATGTAAATCTACGTAATCAATGCCTTTACTTTGTTTACGCAATTTTTTTCTATTCACAGGTTTATAACCTAATTTATAATAGTATATGTTTTGAGCACCCTTAGATTTTTTATTAGGATTAAAAGCAAAAGGAGTTGAGTAATTACCTCCTGCTGATGAAGTGGAAATTTCTTGGAGTAAATTTTTTATTGTATTGTATTGGTCAGGGTAATTTTTTCGGATGTGAGTTCTATACTTATTAAACACATCTTTAACTTGTTGGGATATATCTTGTACAATATTATCCATTCTTCCTTCAGGTGTTCTTGATAAAGATTTAATGGCGGATAATGCTTGAGATAGTTTTTTAAGGGAATCACCAAAACTAGCTAAATTAATAATTTTATGAGTAACTTTCCCGGTGGTTGGGTTTATGTTTGTAGTTTTATAATATCTAGTTAAATCAGAATTGAAAAAATCATTTGTCTTATCAATAGACCCATACTTATCTTCAAGTCTTTTTAATAGATTAGGGCTTACTTCATTAGGTTTTATAATTTTATTTTCCATTTGATTTTTTTAATTCTTCAATTAAAGAATAATATTGTAATAAATTAACTAAATGGTCATCATTAATTTTAGTTGATTTATCTACTTCTGAAATTAAATTATTAACTTCATTAATTTTAATTTGAGTTGCTTTATCAGTAACTTTTTCATTTAAATTCAAAAGAACCTCTTTTATTTCTATAATTTTAGTATTATAAAAATCTTTTAATGTTGAGGTTGAATCAATAACATTAATAAATTCTTTTAACGTTAATTTTTGGTTTGAGTTTAACCCATCATACTTCTCATTAAATTTTTCTAGTAAAATTTTATAAGTTAAAATACGAACATCTTTATCATAAGATTCAAATTCATTAATAACATTTTTCTTAACTTTTTCTGAGATTGGTTTAGAAGTAAGATGTTCTAAAAGAGTAAATTTATGTTGAATTACTTCAGAATAATTATTGTGTGAATTTTGGTTATAAACTTCATTTAGAATATAAAAAGAAGCTTTTATTTTATAATTAGGGATTTGATTTTTAAAAAAATCTTCTAAGTTATAATGATCTTTAATTTCGTTAACTAAATTATATTTTTCTCTTTTAAGGATACTTCTATTTAATTTTTTAAAAGATTCTAAAAGTGTACTAATTATAATTTCAGCTTTTCCTTCTGTTAATCCTGTTTTTTTAAATAAAGTTTCATACAATTTGTACTCTTTAGATAATTCGGTTTTAACAAAATATTTTTGAAGTATATCTTTAGCAGGAGATTCTTTTCCAGACAAAGTATCAGATGTAATTTGTCTTACTAATAATTCAAAAAGAATGCCGGTATTTTTATACTTTGAATGTTTTAATTTCATTCTTAGATTTATTTATAAATATATTAGGATTTTTATTTCTTAATGTTTTTTTCATCAAGCAGAGATTCTTTCTTTTTGTCTTGTTCAAAAACTAAACGTTTTTTACTAATTGGTATTTGTTTAAGCATTGATTCAAAAGCTAAAGGTGAACCTCCCTTATAATTAGGTTTAATGGAATTTGAAGAGTTATAATCTTCTTTTGATCCTCTTTTACCTAATCTATCTTTCCCAAATGCATTATCTTGGGTATTAATATTAGAAGATTTTTCTTTAGGGCGTCCCAAATCTTTTTTCTCATTATAACCATCAGGAACATTTCCTGGATCTGATTGGTATCTACCTTGACCATAAAGTGAAGCTAAGTCATGAGGTGTGCCATATGATTTACCGGTTTCTATAGGATCATTACCTTCTGCTTCTATTTGATTAAGTCTAAAAGCACGTTTAGCATCCTCACGAGTAAGCTCTCGGTATTCTTCGTATTCATTTTCACTAAATCTAAAGATATTATCATAAACCCAATCTGTAGGTAATAACTTGTTTTCCATTATAGAAGCAGCTAAATCTACTTTTTCTTTCATTAATGCAATCCTTTCTTGATCATAGATGATTGAAGGAGTTGTTAATGAGAGCTCAAAATTAGCTAACTGTTCATCAGTATAACCTTGGGTATAAAGATGAATTGTAGCAATTTTATAAAGTTCTGATATTACAGTTCTTTGGATTCTATCAATAGTTCGGGCAAATCTAATATCTTCAGCAGCTAATGTTGCTTTACCTTCTACATTTTCATCATACCCTAAGAAAGCTTTGGGCACCTTTAGAGCCGCAAATAATTTATCTCTTAAATATTCAACATCTTGGATGCCATCATAATCTAAACCTTTTGTAGTATCAATCTTAGTAGCAGAATCATTACCTCTAACAGGGATGAAAAAATCCTCCATCATATTCTGCATATTATACTTTAGGTTATAATCCCCTGTTTGTTGATCTACATATGGAGTGCGTTTCATTTTAGAAACTGTTTTTTCCATAAATGCATCTACTTCATTAGGGGGAATAGAACCTACATTAATATAATAAACACGTTTTTCTGGGGCTCTTACGATTCTATGGACTAACATAGCATCTTCCATTAAAGTATACTGTTTAAATAACTTACGTCCGGGTTCAATATAAGAACGACCATAAGGGAGATAATTAACGTCTGTTAATAATCTAAAATGAGCAATCTCATAATTATCAAATGTTATTGTTTTTCCTGAGGGGTTAGCACCAGATCCTCCGGTACCATAATAACCACCATAACCTCCACCACCCCCGGTTAAACCATCAGGGTCAAATTGAAAGATAACTTCATTAGGATTATCTTTATTTAATCCTTCTTGCCTTACAATGTTGTAGGCTGTATAAGGAATGACATTGTAGACACCATACTTTTCAGCAATATCTAACTTTAAAAAGAAATCACCATATTTACACATCTGACGTATCCACATCCATAAATTAAATTCTATGTTTAATACGTCATAAAATAAATTATATAGTACTTGTTGAATATCTTCATCACTACTTTTAATGCTTAATACCTCACCCATATCATCTTTTAAGGTACATTCATCGGCTATAATATCAAGAGCAGAAGCAATAATAGCATCTGTATCCATAGCTTCATAATCACTATAAAGCTGGACTCTCATTGTTTGATAGTTGAGAGCAGGATTGTAAATAGGAGCTGCTCCTGTTACATGCAATCTAGAAAACCTATCAACTAAAGAATTAGTTTCAATTTGGCCTGCTTTTTGGATGGAATTAACATCCATTATTTTAAGTTGGTTTCCTCCTATATTACGTATAATTACGTCAGTAGAAAATAATCTTTTTAATCGTGTAAATACATTAGTATCTGCCATTGTGTAGAATTGTTATAATTATAAATATGTTTAAAATAACCAACGAATATCTTCTTCCCCTCCATAAGGGTTATCAATCTTATAAGGATTATTACTTTTATCACCTGAATAAACCCCGGTGTATTTTGTTGTTGTTTTAGTCATACTATTTAAAGAAGCTTTAGTTAAATCTAAACCCCGTTGTCTAAATTTAAATGCTGTTTCTCTCATCAACATACCAATAGCAAATGACATAACCAAGTCATCATTGTATCCTGTTTGAGCTTCTGGTCTTCCATTTTTCCAAACGAATACTTTCATTTCTTCAATTAAACGTTTTGAATGGATAGTAACTCCTTTATCCCCAACCCCCTCTTGAAACTTACCAATAGATATGGGTCTAGTTCTAGTTGACATAGTAAACCCAGGGACCATTCTACTATTATCTGAGTATTGGTCAAAATAAGAATCTGAGGTTATATCTCCATTTTTAGGTGAATAGTATAGATTAGGGTAATTGCGATCAAGTAGTACTTGAACTACATGCCACCCTACATTTGCATTTTCTACTACTAATAGAGCATTATTATATTCTGTAGCTATGCCAAATAATAAATGACCAAATTCTTTTGTACTAATTTGACCCTTATATTCCCCTACTTGAGTATTACTTTCAACATCCATTATATGAAAAGCCGAAAAATCTTTTGCATCACCCCTCGCAACATCAGCCACAACCATATAATCTCTTGAATAATCTGCAGGTTGCCAGATCCATAAATTTTGGTCTGCTCCTCTCCTTTCAAGTGGATCTTTTAAATATGTTTGTTCATAAAATTCTATATACTCACTATAAAAAACAGTATTACCTGAAGTGCTAAAATCACAATCACATTCTTGTGCTGCTAGTCTAGGATCACCTAATAATTCATCTTGACGTTTTCTCCATTCTTCATCTCTTTCGGGGTGAACAAACCAAGGTAAACGAACAGGTAAAAAATCATTTTCCTGGGCTTCTGCTTTAACCCACATTTGATGGAACCAATTTCCTGTTCCATTAGGGGTTGATAAGATAATAGCACCACCCCCCGTGGCTAATGTTTGTTGGGCTGCAGCCCAGGTTTCGGCTATATTATCAATAAAAGCTGCTTCATCTATTAATAGTAAAGATACTGCTTCTGATCTTGCGGCATCTGTACTTGAAGATTTTGCTTGGATTTTAGAACCATTTTTAAGTTTTAAAGATAATTTATTATTTTCTATATCTTCTACCTTCAACCATGAGGGTAGATTTTCATACATAAATTGTACTTTAGAAACTAAATTTCGTGCTGTTGCTTGTGTAGTAGCTAAAGTTAATATGTTTTTGTCTTCATGGAAAAGCATTAACCATAAAGCATAACCAGCAGATAAAGTTGAAAGACCTAATTGGCGAGATTTAAGTGTAATAGTATAAGGATTATCTTCAAATAATTTTAATACTTTTTCTTGAAATGGGAATAAATTAAATTGAATTCTACCTCTTTGAGGGTGTTGAATAAAACAATATTTTTTCATAAAGTGTACCGGATCTTGGCAACACTTAATATATTCTTGGCGAATTATTTGTTTTATATCTTGGGACATTATTTTCCAATTTTCCAAAATAAACGACCTGTTAAAACAGGTTGTAAACTTTGATTAACCCCAACTCCTAACCCTATTACTTTTTTCTTTTTACTTCTCCAAAGCAATTCACCCCCAATATAACTAAATTGTGTTTTGTTACCTGCTAACCCAAACCCATAATAAAATTCATGTTTAGAAATTAATGAATCACGCTCTATGGTTGTGGTTGGAATATAAATGTTTGAATTAATTTCTCTGAATATTATTTGGTTTTTTGATATTGTATCATTAATTACTATATTTCCTAGTGAATCTAAATCTAATGTATCTGTGTAAAAATACTTTGAATAATAATCTTTTAGAATTGATAGTGTATCAATATCTGCAGGTATTGTGTCGTGTTTTGTAACTATACGAGTTTTCCACTTTGGAATATAGATTAAACTGTCAATCTTTACAGTATCCCACTTAGTTTCTATTTTAGTAATAACCGAGCCCTCAATTGCTGGTGGGGTGGGGGAATTTTTATTAAATAAGTTTAAACCTATAGTAGGACCAGAACATTGTTGTTGTAATATAATTATAATAATTAATACTATTATTATAACTAATTGTATATTATTAAAGAGCTTTTTCAAGTTGTTTTTTTTCTTTAGTCATATCCTTTAATTGATCCTTAATTTTTTCTTTTTCATCACCCTCAGCTGCTTTATACTCTTTAGCTAATTCTTTCATTTTAGATGCTAATTTTTGATATTTTGAAGCTATAGTAGCTATAGAATCTCCTTTTTTAGCAGCTTTACTTGCTTGCTTATCCATATCATCTTCTTCCTCTTCTCTAATACTAAGACTATCTAAAGCATCCATTGTACCTTCAAAACCAGGCATATCAGTAGTCATAGAAGGTTGTCTTTTTGCTAAAGCTTGTTCAATAGCAAATATAGCATCTTGCTCGCTATAGCTATATTTTTTAGCCATTCCTTTGATAAAGCGATCTACTGCTTTTATTACTTCAGGATTTAAATTTTCAGTTACTTTGATAATATCATCATCATCTGCTGTGGATTTAACTTTTGCTAGATCTTCAGGTGAAGTTTCTATTGTCGCTTCTCGAAGAACATCTACTATTTCTTCTTGGATATAAGATTTAAATTCAGATAATTTCATAGTATTTTTAATTTTATTAATTCTATAGTCTAAGGATTCAGGTTTAACCATATTAAATAGTTTAATAAGTTCAGTTTTGTTATCCTTGATTTTTTCTAATTGGTTTAACCTTTTTTGATTATTAGTTTTAGAAAAAAAAGATTGCAAAATAGAATAATAATCTTTCATAGGACATTGAATTTATTTATAAATATTATGAAAAGATTGTTTCTTTAATTAGTTTTATTCGTTCTTGAGTACTACCCTTAATATAGTGAAGATTTTTAATTTTATGGTTATATTTATCTAATAATACATTAATTTCATCATCGATTATTTGTCTATATTCTTTATTTGTTTCACGCACTGAGTTGTCTTCTATCTCAACACCTTCAGGTGAAACATAAAATATGTAATCATAATCTTTTAACATATAAGAAGCAAAATTACAAAAATCATCAGCTTCAAAAAAATACATAGATTCTGAACATCTTGCAAAAGCCATTACATCAATAATAGTACGATCTGTAATAATATTTTCTTGCATTAATTCACTAGCACGTTCTGCTAAAAATACAGTTTGACCTTTTACAGTACTATCAGTATTTAAAGGAATACCAAGTTCCATTAAATATTTAGATCGTTCTGTTCTGAATTGATAGTTTTTAAATTCAGGCAATTTAGCTAAAGCATTAACAATTGTGGTTTTGCCGACCGAGACTGTCCCTGTAAATCCTATACGCATAATTAATTTCTATAATCTGAAAGTTTATTTTTCATGGATTGATTTTTATAGAATGGGATTCCTTGTCTATCTTTTTTTAACTCATCCCACTCTTCTTGGCTATACTGAATCCCATGGATATAATATTCTCTCTGTTTATTATCACCTTCAGGTATTAAAGCAGGTCCTTCCCAGCTATGTAATTTTCCTTCCCAAACATAAGCTACTGTACCATCTGTTTTTACTAACCTTCGTGTTTGTCCAAATTTTTTACTCATATTCTATTAATTTATGATATCCATTAATATACTTATCCTTTTTTAATTCTCCAAGTATTATTAATTTACCAATTTATAATATCTCCTTGTTCAATATATTCTTCATCTTCCATACATTGTAATATCCATTCAGCACAATAAATACCTTGACCACCGCTTACCGATATACCTCTTGCACTTAAAGCATCACCTACAAAGTGTACATTATTATAATCAATTAATGCTAATGTATCGTAATCAACTAATGGTTCAGGTGATAGGTACTTTACTTCAGGAATGTAAACACCCCAATCATCTCCAAGTGTTGGG